CCTGTTTCTCAATATCTTGCGAACCAGCCCGAACTGGCTGCGATCAGCACCGACCAGCCTGAACTAGCCCCGACCGGCCGTGAGCTTCCCCGACTGGCCACGGCGTCGTTGGGGGGAAAACATTATGGCGACCTTGTGGCCGCCTGGTCAGCGAAGTATTTGCGTGTTCAACTGTTTCCGTGGCAGGTGTATGCCCTTAGTGGCCAACTGCAAGTTGACGATGACGACCGATTCGTGTTTCGTGAAAGCCTTGTCAGCACCGCAAGACAGAACGGCAAAAGCGTTGCCCTGTGCGCGCTCATTGGCTGGTTTGTGACCGACTATGCCGCGATGGTTGGGCGTCCTGTCAACGTGTTGTCGACGGCTAACCAGTTAGATCGAGCCGAAGCCATCTTCAGCACTTTGGCGCCGGTACTGGTCGAGTATTTTAACGGCAAACAGCTGCAAGCCATTGGCCGCAAACAAGTGCAGGTTGGTGCGTCGTCGTGGCAAATCAGGGCCGCGACCACACGCTTGCATGGTGGGTCGTTTGACCTAATCGTGGTTGACGAACTGTGGAATATTCCGGCGGCCGTCCTCGACGAAGCGTTGCGCCCGTCGATGATTGCGCGACCGTCGCCGCTGTTGTCCTGCTGGTCAACCGCCGGTGACGCGTCATCCACAGCCATGATCAACATGCGCGAAAAGGCGCTGGCTGACATTGAGGCTGGCACCGTGTCCGACCTGTATTTGGCCGAGTGGTCAATGCCCGCCGACGTGTCCGGCCCCGACTATTGGGGCTACGCCAACCCAAGCCTCGGGTACACAATCACTACAGCCGCGCTCAAGGCCGCCCAAAAGCATGAAAGTTTTGCTCGAGCGCACCTAAACCAATGGATTACCGCCCGCGGTGCCTGGCTGGAACCTGGCGAATGGGAAAAGCACAAGACGACGCTGCCAATGGGCGCCGGTGGGGTGCTGGCCGTGGACAGCAGCATCGACGAAGCTCGCTATGTCGGCGTGCGGGCCGCCACCGTTGACGGCCGCGTCATGGTTGACGTCGCGTTCGTTGTCGACACCGAAGACGCTATGTGGGCGGCCGTCAAGCAGGTCATGGCCGACAAAACCGTGACGCTCGCTGTCACCCCAACACTTGAGCTGCACCTACCAACGAACTTGAACCGCCGTTTTACCACGGTCGGGTACGGCGAACTGTTGCGCTACACCTCACTGGTACGTTCCATGATTACCGAGGGCCGCGTGATTCACAGCGGCCACCGCCTACTTGCCGAGCATGTCACCCGCGCTGTCGGCGTCAAAACCGCGCAAGGTTTCGTTCTGTCGTCACAGAAATCGCCAGGCGTCATTGAGTTGGCGCGGTGCGCCGTGTGGGCAATTAGCCTGGTATCGAAGCCAGTTTCTAGTCAACGCCCCGTCATGGTGGTCGCCAACTGACCTAGCATGGCGTAGTAGGTGCCTGCCTGGCGTTGTCGGGACTACAGGTAGGCACCACAGATCGAGGACACCATGGCCCTGTTCGGCAGAAAAGAAACCAAGGCACAAATTAGCCCCGTGGCTGCACCGGCCAAAGCGGCGGCCGCCGGTGTCAACATGTCGTTGTACTCGGGTCAAAACGTTGGCTTGAATATGGTCGGGCAGTATTACAGCTACCAAGAGGGTGAGGCGCGTAACCGCGCTATGCAGGTGCCTGCTATTTCTCGAGCGCGTGACCTACACGCATCAGTCATTAGCGCGATGCCGTTGAAAATGTACCGTGAACGCTGGAACGACACCGACCGCGAAATGGTGTACGAGGATTTAGCGCCTCGATCATGGTTGCGCAGACCCGACCCGTCCATCCCATACGAAACACTCATGGCCTGGACATTCGACGACCTGTTCTTTTTCGGTCGCGCGTTTTGGTACATCACTAGTCGCACCCAAGACGGATACCCTGCGTCATACACACGCTTACCGGCTGGTTCAATCACAACTGAAGATCAGGTAGGCCCTGTGTGGTACGCACCGTCTAATGCTGTGTTCTTCCAAGGTGGCGAAATTGACCCGTCGCTGTTGGTGCAATTCATCAGCCCTGTGCAAGGCGTTATTTACTCAAGCGAGCAAGCCATAGCCACCGCGCTGAAAATCGAGGACGCCCGCTATCGCAACGCTAACACCGCCATTCCGTCCGGCATCTTAAAGCAAACCGGCGGCGAGCCGCTTAGTGCGCAAGAGCTTGCCGACCTGGCGGCCGCGTTCAACGCTGCGCGGGTCACTAACCAAACCGCGGCGCTGAACGAATTCCTGTCGTATGAGCCAACCACGGCGACGCCGGACAAAATGCTGCTAATCGAATCGGCGCAATTTAGCGCGTTGCAAATGGCACAAATTTGCAACATCCCGCCGTACTTGCTCGGTGTTCCGACCGGCAGTTACGCGTACACCAACAGCCGCGAGTCCCGCGTGGATTTGTGGTTGTACGGCACCAAAACGTACGCCGAGTGCATTACCAGCACCTTGTCGGCTAACAGCATTCTGCCGAACGGCACCTACGTTGAGTTCAACACCGACGAATACCTTGGCGAAATCGACGACGCAAACATGACCCGTGAAAACATCACGGTGCAGGAAAACACACAGGAGAACATTGCATAATGCCGTACTACATCACGCGAGAGTCACAGGAATGCGCAGGCTACGCCGTCGTCAGCGTGTACGACGACCAAACCGAACTGCATGGCTGCCACCTAACGCGCCAAGCCGCAATTGACCAAATGGTTGCTATGAGCGAAGAAGAAGGCATGGAACCAGGCGGCGACCTTGATCAAATCGAAGAAAGTGTCGAAGAAGACGACGACGAAATGTACGCCAGCAACGTTGTGCGCCTGTCGTCGCCGGTGCGCATTATTAGCTTCTCAGGCAGCCAGGTCACGCTTGACGCAGCCGGTGACACCCCAAGCCGCACCATCAGCGGCATCGCGGTGCCGTACAACGTGACCGCTACCGTTTCGGACGGTACCCAGGTCATGTTCCGCCCTGGCGCTCTGCCCGTTGACGGCAAAGCCCCCAAACTGTTCATGTACCACGACGCCAGCCAGCCCGTCGGCCTTGTCACAGGCCGCGTTGACACCGACGAGGGCATGTTGTTCACCGCCAAGGTCAGCAAAACCGCTGCAGGCGACGACGCGCTCGAGCTAGCCAAGGATGGCGTCATCGACAGCGTGTCCGTGGGTGTCAACCCCACCGAATACGACATGGATGGCGACATCATGGTCGTCACAGCGGCAGATTGGATGGAATTGTCATTAGTACCCATCCCCGCCTTTGCCGGTGCTACTATCACAGATGTCGCGGCCTCGGCCGCAACAATTCCCGACGCAGTTTCATCCACTACAAACCCAAAGGAAACAGCAGTCGTGGAAGCAGAAAAGTCCGTCGAAATCGAAGCGGCAACACCAACCGCACCAATCCCCGCACAGCCAAAACGCAATTTCGGTATGCCAACCGCAGGCGAGTACCTTGCCGCGTTTCACGTTGGCGGCGACACCTACCGAAAGGTAAACGACGCGTTCATCGAGGCTGCGAAGTCACGTCAGACCGCGTTGCAGGCCGCAGCAGGTGACACTCTCACCACTGACACGCCTGGCCTTTTGCCGGTGCCGGTTCTTGGCCCCGTGTTCGACGATCTCAACTACATTCGCCCCGTAGTTGCAGCCGTTGGCGCTCGAGCAATGCCAGACGGCGGCAGCCAAAAGACGTTTATTCGCCCAACGTGGACAACGCACCCGTCGGTTGCTGCACAGTCGCCAGAACTGAACCCTGTGTCGGCCACTACGCCAGTCATTGCGTCAAACGTCGTCACCAAGACAACGCTGGCCGGACAAGTCACCTTGTCGGTGCAGGACATTGACTTCACCAGCCCTGGTGCAATGGAAATTATCCTGCGCGATCTTGTTGGCCAGTACATGCTCGCCTCGGACAACGTGGCAGCAGACGCCATTGGTAACGGCGCATCAGCATCCGGTTCGACCTGGACAGTCACGGCAAACGACCCGTCATCGCTCATCAGCGCGTTGTACGACGCAGCCACCGACATCCTCACGGCCACAAACTTCCTGCCCGATCACCTGTTTGTGTCTCCTGATGTGTGGCGCAAACTCGGTTCACAGCTTGACGTAGACAAGCGCCCAATCTTCCCGTACGCAGGCGCGGCGGGCCTTATGGGTGTTAACGGCATCGGTCAGGCAAATATCACCGTGGCAAACACGTTCAACCCGTTCGGCCTCAATCTTGTCGCCGACCGCAATTTTGCTGATGGCTCATTGTTCGTCGCTCGAGGCACCGCCATTGAGTTTTACGAGCAAGTCAAAGGCATCATGTCGGTCGAAGTGCCGTCGACCCTTGGCCGCACGTTCAGCTACTACGGCTACGTCGCAACATTCATCGCCGACAGCGATCAGGTCAAGTACATCGTCGTCAACTGACCCGAATAGCAAGGTCGGGTCATGTCGAAGATTGCCTAATCAGGAAAGGCGGCGGCCGTGGCCGTTTACACAGTCATAGCGCATCAACGCCTCGACAATTACGCAGTTGTACAAACGCTTACAGACACACCCATAGAGCCTGGTCAGTCAATCACATTGGCTGGCCTAGGCCATGGGCTGAATGGCGCACACACTGTCCTGTTCTGCCCGCAATACGCATTTATCGGCATTGAAACAAACGATGGCGAGTGGCTGTACGACGCAAACGTGCCACGCGCTAACCAAGTGCTGTTCTACGACGCAGGCGATGACCTTGAATGGTCAACAGCAGTACCGACCGGCACGTTGACATGGACACAAACCTGCACCTGGATAACCGGCACCAACATCAGCGACTACCTGCAAATCCCGCTAACCAGCGCCGGTGCAGCCACGTTGCTGACACAGTGCGCAGCCGCCGCAAACGCATTTGCCTACCGTCGACGTGTTGAAGCGGGCTACCTTGAGGACAGCCTTACCACCAGCCCTGGCGGCGACGTCACCCTCGGCACAATCATGGTCGGTGCCGCGTACTTTCGTCAGCAAGGCTCATTCACCAGCCTCGCATCGTTTGACGGCATGGGCGCACCGCCAAGCACCGGCCTTAGCCCCATGGTCATGCAGCTGCTCGGTATCAACCGTCCACAGGTCGCCTAATGTCCTACACCGACCTCTTTAACGAGGCAATCGACGACCTGCGCACCACCCTGGCAACCATCAGCGGCCTGCCAGTGGCTATCGATCCGCGCCACATTACCACCAGCTGCGTGTTCATTGACGCACCCACATTTGAGGCTTGGAACTACAACATCGTGCGCCTTGACTTCCCCGTCAAAGTGATTGGCAGCGGCCCTGGCAACCTTGACGCGCTGCGCGACATCCTTGGCATCGTGGCCAAAGTGCTAGCCAAGAACGTTGCCGTCAAATCAGGCCAGCCGACCGTGGTGTCCATTGGCGGCCAGGACTACCCCGCCTATGACATACTCATCAGCATGCAGGCACAAACAGCATGAAGTACCGCGTCGTATCCCCGCGCGTCGGCACACCAGGCGAAATGTACAAACCCGAAATATGGGTCAACCTTGGTGCGCTACTTGACGGCGGTTTTATTGAACCAGTCGAGAAGAAACCTGCACCCGACAAGCCTGCAAAGGCTAAAGTATCCAAGAAAGCGGCACCCGACGCCACCAGCGCCTAGGAGTAGCCAATGCCTACCAGCACTTACCTGTCAAACCCAGTCGTGACCGTTAACAGCGTTGACTTGTCCGATCAATGCACCGCCGCGACATTTACGCAACGTTACGACCAGCTCGAGGCCACCGCGTTTGGTGACACAGCCCGCAAGTACGTTGCAGGCCTTGGCAACCACGAAATCACATTGTCGTTCTACATGAGCTACGCCACCAGTGAAACATTTGCAACGCTAGAAAACATTGTCGGTGGCGTCGTTACCGTGATTGTCAAGCCAGCCGTCGGCGCAGACAGCGCAACCAACCCAGGCTTCACCCTTACAGGTACGCTGCTTCCTGAACTGCCTGTCATTAACGCCACCATGGGAGAACTATCCACCATCGACGTCACGTTCGTCGGCGGTGTGTACAGCAAAGACGTAACCCCGTAAGGACAGGAGTCCCGACATGCAAATAACCATCCGCGTCGATTTAGGCACCGACACGCACGAAGTCAGCACAAACCTATGGGTCGTCACCCAATGGGAACGCAAATTTAGGCGCAAAGCCAGCGATCTAGCCCAAGGCATCGGCGTTGAAGACTTGGCATACCTAGCGTACGAGGCCTGCAAAGTGCACGGCATCACGGTGCCAGCCGCGTTTGACGACTTCATCAAGAAGCTGCACAGCATTGACGTTGTAAGCCAAGAGCCCGAAAACCCTACCGAAGCGGCACCTACCGGCGACAACTAGCAGAACTGTTAGTCACAACCGGCTGGTGGCCGCCTGAAGTAGAATTCACCACAGCAGACCTGGCCACCGTGGCCACCGTCATGAAAGAGCAACGGCGGCGC